AAACGGACATCCGAATCGACAAGCTGGAATGGATCCCGGTCAATTATGCGCTGACAGCCAAAGACAAGGCCACAAAAGGCGTGCATTTTTACAAGGACGATTACCAGTTTGAACGGTTCTGGAACAACCCAGACAAGTATATCCCGCTTTTGCAGCAGTTTGGTGCGGTGTGTTCGCCGGATTTTTCGCTTTACAGTGATATGCCTCTTGCGGTACAGCTTTTCATGCACTACAAAAAGCACTGGCTGGCGGCATACTGGCAGGCGCACGGCATCCACGTCATTCCAACGCTCTGCTGGTGCGGCGAGCAAAGTTATGACTGGTGCTTTGACGGAGA